TGATAAACATGCATTTTACCGGTGCAGCAGCCTTAAAGAAATCACGCTTCCGGAGCGTGTAACAAGCATCGGCAAAGGCGCATTTTCTGAATGCGGCAGCCTTAGAGAAATCGTCATACCGGACAGCGTGACAGACATTGGCTACGGCGCATTGGGCAGATGCAGTGCACTCTGCGTGATTCGTCTGCATCCGGATGACACGAAATTTTACAGGGATTACAGCGCAGTGAAAAATCTGTCCGATGAGATACAGAAGGTCTTTGAAATGCACAGAACCTTTGATTACAGCGGCAAGGCAAAGACTGCGGTGAAATATCCGGTTCTGGCGGCAGATTATCTGCGTACGCATGATGAACGGCTTGCTGTATATATTAGAGTACATCTGACTGAAATGATGGAGTCATGCATTCCCGCGGGCGATACGCGCTTGATCGCGGAGCTCACGCAGTCGGACGCATTTTTCAATGAGAAGAATATTGACAAATGCATCAAACTTGCTCAGGAAAACGGGCAGCAGGAAATTTTTATGCTGCTGATGAACTATAAGAAATATCGTAGCCTCCAACAAAGGCTTTGATGAATGGATCGACTTCATGGATGATGAAGCGATCACCATCGCGATTCTGGACAGACGGATCCATCACTGCGAGATCATCAATATGACCGGTGAGTCATACTGCCTCTCGCACCGGAAATTCATCACGCATTATCTTTTTATCCTTTGTGTCGAACGGCTTGTATATTTTCTGACGGAAAATTGTATGTTTCACTTGACTTTATACAGGAAGATCATCCGCAAATATGAATATAAATAGCACCATATCTGTTAGCAAGAGCCCGCCTGATTGTATACTCGGGCGGGCTCATTTCCTGCCGGGCAGTGCCTGTGGGCAGTCCCCGGCGAGGGTGGGCAAAATGCCCGTGCAGCTGTGGCAGTCCGAGCGGCATACACAAATGTGCCCCCGGCGACCTGATTGTCAGAAGATGAGTGGTGGATTTCTTCCCAAGAACTACATAGGGTCGGGTGCTTTGAGTAAGTCAAAGTGCGCTGTATCTCCGAGAGACACTGGACTTATTCCCAAGAACAGAAAAAATCCACTCCACGATAATCCCATCATTTTTACATAAGAGAAAAAGTGCCGAATTTTCGGCACTTTTCTTATGCTCTCTATTTTTCCCTTGACATCAATACTACGCACTCAACGTGCCTCGAAATCCTCGAAATGATGTCATAACCGAAAAATCATCGGCTTATATGTTCTTGGAAAAAGGTCAAAGGCTTTTCTGCGTTCTTGGAAATAGGTCGGATACCGTTACATAAGACTCCAAAGTGACACTTTGAAATGGCACTATGAGAATGCCAAAGACTGCTGACTATAGTATAGCATGATTCACAGGAAAAAGCAAGGGGATAGAGGATGAATATCCCTGTTTACTTTGAAAAGGAATCTATCAATACGATGGATACTAGGGGGGAAGTCCTCCTGACGATCATGGCGTCACTGGCGCAGCAGGAATCCGAATCCCTCAGCAAAAATACGAAAATGGGTATTCATTACCGATTCCAGCAGGGTAAAGTGATGGTAAACGCCCGCTGTTTCCTCAGCTACGACAAGGATGAGGACGGTCACCTGATCATCAACCCGGAACAGGCGGAGATTGTCAAACGCATTTTCAGAGAATATCTTGAAGGGAAAAGCTGCAAGAAGATCGCGCAGGGCTTAGAGCGTGACGGAATCCTGACCTCCCGTGGGAAGGCAAAATGGCACGATACCTCGATTCGTAAGATTCTTGAAAACGAAAAGTATATGGGTGATGCACTTCTGCAAAAGACCTACACCATTGATTTCCTGAACAAGAAGCGTGGTAAAAACAACGGGATCCTGCCGCAGTACTACATTGAGGACGACCATGAGCCGATCATTCCGAAGGAGATTTTCCTCATGGCGCAGGAGGAAATGGCACGGCGCAGTGAACAGAACGCTTGCTTCGGAAGACGGAAGAGCTTCAGTGCAAACCATCCGTTCTCAAAAATCGTATTCTGCGCTGAATGCGGCGAGGAGTTCCGCAGAATCCATTGGAACAACCGCGGCAAGAAGTCAGTCGTGTGGCGGTGTCTGACAAGTCTGGAGCATAAAGACGAGTGCCATGCAAGAACAATCAACGAGGAGATACTGATTGAAGCATTTCTCGACGCACTCAATGAAATAGTCGGCAACAGTGACACTTATCTGGAACGGCTGAAGGTGAACCTTGAAGCCGCAATCAATGCGGCGAATCCGGAAAGTGCCGCCGCACTGGCGGCAAAGATGTCCGAACTTCAGCAGGAGCTAATCGACCGTACAGAGCGCCGTGAGAATTATGATGACATTACCGAGGAAATCCTCCGATTGCGTGAGCTTCAGGCACAAGCGGATATGGACGGCACAGCAAAGTCGGAACACAAGAAGCGGATAAGACAGCTTCAGCGGTTTATTGAGCGGCAGAAGTGCGAGATTACCGCTTTTGATGGCAGTCTCGTAAAGAAGCTGCTTGAAAAAGTGACTGTGTACGATGACTATCTGGAGTTCCGGTTCAAGTCCGGTGTGACGGTCAGCGTGGAAAAGTGAATATAATAATAAGGGCTGCTGGTATCGCGTGATATTGTTCACACGGTATCAGCAGCCTTTTTCGTTTAACCCTTGCATTTCTACATATACCATGCTATAATGAAGATAAGCAGCAATATGCCGCTCACTATAAAACTGAATGACCGACAATGTATCCACACTGAGAAAAGGTGGTAATACCATGAAAAAACGTATATGTGCTGTTTTATCGGCTCTGGCTCTGGCATTTTCTGTTCCGCTGCCTGTTTCAGCGGAGGAATACACTTATCCGAAAATGGCTGACGATTACTTCGCACTCGTTGAAGAGTATCCGGATCATTTCAGGATGCAGGGTGACTCTGTGTTCTTTATGGCACACAGTTCTTTCAGTAATCCGGCATTTATCGTTTGTTCTGAGAATAAGTTTGCAGTGCAGGATGTGAAATACGGATATGTATTCACGCCGAAGGAGAGCGGCAGGTATGTTGTCACGCTCGAAGAAACGACACTTGATTCTGTTGCGTATGAAGATATTGTAGCAGATGTGCAGTATAAGCGCTATTTCAGCTATATTGTGGATGTGAAAAACGGAGAAACGACCGTCACCTGTCAGAATCTGTATCATCCCGACGAAACAGTGTATGACCTGTCCTCATGTGTAACAGACGGCGACTTTTATTCTTTTGTGAACGGAATGCTCCCGAATGTTGAAACAGGAAACGACAGATACTTTACGACTGTTTTTGAAAACAGAACGGTGCAATCGCTGTTCTGTCTGAGCTATCCTTACAGCAAGGAAACGCATTCTAAAACTGTAGCGACTTCAGATAAGACCGTTGCCGGGCACAGCATGACAATGGGAACTACAAGTGCTTTCGATGCGGATGACATACTGACACTTTACGTTGTATCTGCCCGCAGCGACGGTGAAGTTACAATTACTGCAAATGAGAAAGAGGAATATGACCTGATCGTGGAAAACGGCGTTTTCCGATACAGATTTGAACCGGATATACAGCCTTATCTGATGGGCGATGTGAACAATGACGGCGAATTCAATGTTGCTGATGTCGTACTGTTACAGAAATGGCTGCTTGCCGTGCCGGACACGCATCTTATCAAGTGGAAGGCAGTAGATTTCTGCAATGATAATGTCCTTAATGTGTTTGATTTGTGCTTGATGAAAAGAGAATTACTTGAAAAAGTAAAAACTCCCATTTCTGTAACAATGACACAAACAGGCGGAGTCATGGCTGTACACTATGAATATAAAGCATATAAGGATGGAGAGAAATACTACATCTCATATCTTAATAAGCGCAGCGCATCTGATCCCGTTGTCACTGAGATCACGGAGGACAAATTCAAAAGCATCCTGTCGCTGGATTATGCCAAATACATCGGCACAGAAGATGCGAGAAATGGAAAATATTCCGATGAATTCAACTATCATACTGTGATTACATATTCAGACGGTACAGAGAAAACTACTGATGTGTCTATTTCAGAGCTGATTGCTATGCTCAAGAATTGGTCAAAAACAAGTAATAATGAATGGTGAATAAGAAAGGGCTGTGGCTGCCTGAGTGATACACTTCGGCAGTTTCAGCCATTTCTTATTGTGTGAGTGAGGATGTTTGCATCCGAATGCAAGCGGCGTATCCGTGAACTGCTGAAATTTATAGAAAGGCAGAAGAGCAAGGTCTTGGTATTTGACGGCAGTCTTGTAAAGAAAATGCTTGAAAAAGAGACTGTGTACGTTGACTATCTGGAATTCCGGTTCAAATCCGGCGTGACGATCAGCATTGAAAAGTGAACAGATAGAGCAATCACCGCATCACTGGTGATTCAGTGGTGCGGGGATTTTGTTATGCGGAGTGATGATATCATCATTTGTATTTGGTTATTTCTGCTTTTGCGGCAGTCTGTCAGGGTTGTACCAGACTGATCTGCAACGGTTGCAGTAGTGTGCTTTTTTACCGGATGCACGAATCGTTCCGTATAAGATGCCATCTCCGCACTTCGGGCAGACATACTCTGTATCTTGCACTTTATCGAAAATTGCAGGGTATTTTTCGCCGAAGGAGTCAATTTCCGTTTCATCAGGCAATCTGATGCCGTCTGCCATATATTTCCGGTAGTTTGATATGTTATCTGGAGAAATGCTGCCGATCCAGATCGCAAGGCATCTGGGACATCTGGTGATTTCCCGTTTAGTCTGTGCTGTGATGCCGTGTTCCAGCTTTTCAGTTCTGCAATAAGGACACCATATATCTGTGCATTCTATTATATCCCAGCCGTAATAGATCTCAGAGGGGATGATATTGTCACGGGAATGGTCAGAGTCCACTTCACCGTATGACTCTGCAACTTCCAGAACGTCATGGAAATCAATTTCTGTTTCTAAGCAGACTTCATCCACCCATGCGTCATCAACTTCATCACAGACCAGCACGGTTGCGAAGGCGCCGTTTTTCATCTTTGCTTTGCATTTGTACATGATGCCTTCGCGGCATTCCGGACAGCGCATATAGATTGCTCCTTTCTGCCTGCCTGCATCACTGGTTTTCAATGGTGCGGGGCTGTTTTTTATTCTTCATCGACTAACGGTCATGCTGTTTTTCCTTTGCGTAATATGTCTCTTTTTTTATTTCCAAATCAATATCAATCCATGTTTCACCGCACAGATTATATTCCTCCCGCACTCCGTTTTCTTCAAATCCGACGCTTTTATAGCAATAATATGCCTGCTTGTTGTTTTCAAAGACACCAAGGCTGACAGAATCAGCTCCATATATCTCAAATGCAAATTTCAAACCGAGCGTAATCATCTGTTTTCCATAGCCCGTTCCTCTTTTTGAAGGATTGACAATCACATATCCGAAACGGAGCTTTTTATCATCTTCTTCAGGACGTACTCTTGCAGTAAAGAAGCCGACAAGCCCATTTTCATCAAAAGCAGTAAACGGAAAATACCTGTCGTTATCTTCTCTGCCTGATGTTGCTTCAAGCAAGCGTTTTTCAGTAACAGGATATTCACCCAGAATTCCGGCTGACCACTTATAGAATTCTTCCTTTTTGTTTGTCCATGTAATAATTGTTTTTGCATCATTCTTTCTAAATGGTCTAAGCCTAAGCATTTTTCTGACTCCTGTTCTTTATACTTTTTTCGACAACATTTTTACGCACTCAACCCTATTTTGCAATCACCCGAATCGCAATTTTTGATTAGTCCGTATTTAGCGATTTTACGCTGTTTTTAACTATGACATTCAATCCCCACACTGAAAAATCGGAAAAAGCAGTTTCACGCCCCCTAAATCGAGTGCGTGATTTGGTTGTCAAAAATCAAAGTGTGCAGATTGGTTGTCAGATGTGCCGTGTATGCCATTTTGCCCTTTTACCTGTTTCCGCATACAGATTTTGAGTGGGTGAAACTGCTGTTATCGGAAAAGGGCGATGCCGATAAACCGCGTAAATACGCCATTTCAGGATTTTTCTCGTGACAGCAGAACTACGCACTCAACGTGCCGCGACTTACTCGATTTGATGTTTTCCTGCAAAATACTGTGCTTTCGAGTAGCGGGGGATATGTTCAATGCTCTTATCACTACGGGGAAACATAGCTGAAATAGTGCCAAGGTCGGCGTTCATACGCCCAGATGCTTTTCAAATACTGCCATGATTTCTTCGACGCGCTTATCGCCGCTCCCCTTGATCTGCCGGAGGTCTTTCTCAACCTCACGCAGGTCGACGGATTTGCCGTCTTTCTCCAGCAGCCCGTCAGCGTAGCGCATCAGGAAGGCTTGCAGTTCCTCACGACTCATTTTCTTGATAGCACGGTAGGTGTCCCTGTCAATTATTTGCTTTTCTGGCATAGGTTCACCTCTTTCAATGCTCAAAATGTATTATTAGTATACCACAAAAAGGATAAAAAAGCAACAACACAGTAAGAGTTATCTTTTAGCACAAACAAAGTGACGATTATTCGTTAATTTGTCTATTGATTTTTTTATTGTGTATTGGTATAATGAAAATAATAAGAAAAGCCACTAATTATTACTACTGATTCATTAGGGGGATGTATATGGGCTTATTTGGAAAAATACTTTCAGGTATTGTAGATGGTATGGCTGATTTATCAGAAACCGGAGCGAAGAATGCTGACAGAGAATACCGAAAAGGAAATCTTGATGACGAGACATATAATGAGATTCTATCTGATAATTCCAAAATCCAATCAGGTCGATATGAGGCAAAGGATAAAATAGAGCGAGCTTTTGGTGAAAACAATGAAGAAAGAAGGCTTTCAAAATCAGAGCTTAGATTTGCTCAATTTAAGGCGGAAATGAAACGCGAAGAAAGGCAACGATTATATGATATGCCTATTTATGAATTAGTAAATGAATGGAACGAATATCTTGGTTCACGTTCGTTTAGTCAAGGAATGTATGAGGATGGACTAATAGAATATAGCCTCTTAGATAGACTGTATAGCGAACAAACCGGAAACCCATCATGGGCTGAATTATATAATCAGCATATAAAAGAGCAAAAACGTTCAAAGGAAATAGAAGATTCATTTGTACGTTTCTTGAAAAGTTTAGATTCTAATAAAGATATTAACATGGTTATTAATCTGATTAATAACTGCGGTGACAAAATTAAAGAAATAGATATTCGCATTGACGCACTTGTATGTTATACAGACAGAGGAAAGTGTAAGATAAATCAAAAATATACATTGAATTATGAACCAAATGCAACAACAATGCTTTTAATAGGAAAATATATAAAAGAACGCACAATACTCAAGTACGACTTTTACGAAGATTATGAATGGTTTCTTTATCATGATTACAGTATGCTTCAATATTATGAAGATGAATGCTTAATATTAGAGCATAAAAGGTAGACGCATTATTATCTGCTTCAACATAAAAACTACTACTACTTAAGTTTCTCTATGTTCAAAAAAAGATAGTAATGTTTAAGTGATATGAGCTAATAGTATAAAACGTCCGGGGGCTCGGACGTTTTTTCTTTAATAATATGATGGGCATATATTATCTCCAGTATCAATTGGTTCTGGAGCCGTTTTACCGTGATTGTTACACCTCAGATAAACTATATTGATAGATAAATCTTTATAATTAGCAGCATAAACAGCTTCAAAATAACGGCAAAATGGCATCCGGTGTCCCTGAAATTGTGGCTGAGGATAATTAATTTCATCTTGAAGACTTACCCAAAATAACAATGTTGCAAGATTGTTAGCACTTTTGATCCTGAGGTGCTTACTTAAATCAATATTTGTTCCATTTTTATAAACATCTTCAAGGAATTTTACATACTCAGAATAGTGCCCTTTTGAATTATTATACAACAATTCGCAGATTTCGGTGTGTGGAATAGCACGTCCGTCTACTTCCATTCTATAGTCTCCAAATTTCTTATAACCCGGATAGTGAATCTTTAAAAGTGGAAAGTTGACATCGGGCGTGAAGCAACCGCTTTTACCGCTTGATGCTAATGTTTGCATATGTTGAATACCTTGATTATAATTCATTTTTTCACCTCGTAGAGTTTTCAGTTTACTGCTTTCAATGCGTTAACGGAATTACTTTGTTGTGTAGAAGCATCGGTAATAGAAGGTTTGAAGCATCGATGTACATTTCTTTAAATCAAGCATGACTCGCGAAATATAATTTGCTGGTATGTCAATGTTTAACTTTTCATAAAAATAGTGCCGAGTAAATATTCTTCCTCGGCACTATTGTAAGATCATCTGCAATCCTTGCACCAAGACTGGTTACGAATCTCGCCGTTTCCCATATTTCTGTAACCGAAATCGCTGAGCGGCTTTTCCTTTCCGCAGTGCGGGCAGATTCTGGTAGGCTCACTACCGTTATAACCGCTTGACTGAACTTTTGGTCTCTGATTGTTGTCGTTGTTGCTTGCCATATTGGTTTACCTCCTATTATCTGTTAAATGTTCCTTTGCTATTTATAGAATAACCTCTCGAAAGTAATATTTCTTTGATAAATGCCTTTTCCTCTGCGGATGTAAAAATGGAATTGTATTTATCGAAAAGTACTTTATCACTTTCATATCGCAGGTTTTCTAAACGCTGGCGTTCCGCATCTTCTCTTGCTTTTTGCTCATAAAGTCTATTAGTAGTCCGTCTTTCTCGTTCTGATTGTTGAGCAAATCCGCTATCGAAACCTTTTTTTAAATCGTCAAGCCATCCCATATATCACATCGCCCCTCGTTCTTTGAGAATCTGTGTAATCGCCATGCGGCGAGCACGAGATTGCTTGTCACTTCTGTTGCTTAACCTACGCCCTTCTTCACGCAATTCGCTATTGGACATTCCTTCATACTCAGGGCGATACAAATTGATCTGTTCTTGTAACTCCTGAGCTTGTCCTGCTAAACCGCCCAACACCTTGCCTAAGCCTTCAAAAAAACTCATGTATGCACCCTCCTTAGAATGAAATGTGGATAGCTTTCATATACATATTATACCAAAAAAACTGACGCTTGTCAATGCCAAGTGTTAGTTTTGCGCAAATTCTACAAAAAGCAAGATAATGATTTGTGCTGTTTGACTTTATTCTTTAATTAATCTGCCTTAGAAAAGATTTTCAAATATGCCAGCTTCCATTTCGGAGATATTATATAAATGCTTCATCGTATTGAAAGTTTCTTCAAGGTTTCTGCGTGCTGATTTCCATCCGCCGCCATCCGTAATCCAGATAAACTCTACCCCGGGCACCTGACGAGATTCTTCGGCTATCATCTTGTAGCTTCTTGCTGTTTCGTTTAGTTTGGAGCCGCCACCGCCATAGAAGTTTGTTTCTATAACATAGATGGTACTACCGGTCTTCACGACAAAGTCCCAGCGTTTAGTCGAGGTTCCTTCTGCTGAGATAGCAGAAAGGTCAACGCCCCACTTACTCTCGATCTCGGTGAGATACATCTCCTTATAGTATTCGACGCCGGTTTTCTTTATGAAACCTTCGACAAGGTCTTCCATTTGGTGACCACCGCGGTTTTTACGCCCGTTACTATCAAGACCGGTTTCGATTCCGAGAACATAATCATAAAGGTTGTTAACGAGATGGTTGGCGATAAGATTAAGAAGCCCCGTTTTTCTCATAAAGGTTATGTACTGATCAATAGAGCAAGTCATTTTTGCAAAATTGTATAGCACTGCTTCCTCTGAATCCTGAGCATATATTTCGCTCTGCCTTACTGCTAATAAAGTCGGAATGCATCTAAGTATTTCCGGATAGCGCTCCAACAGAGAGCGAAAATCGGCTTCAATATTTTTGGAACCGATAAGCGAATTCATGATGTTAAGTTCAATCTTTATTGCTTCAGTATTTTCATACACTTTATCAAAGTCGACATAATAGTCATAATTGTTAATGCTGGCTCTCATACTGCCAAGCCAATCTTTAAAAACCCTCATTCAATATCCTCCTGCAAACGCATTCTCGATAATTCGATAAATTCCTCAGAGCAATCAATTCCAATATATTGCCTTTTTAGACGTAGTGCCGCAACACCAGTAGTAGAGCTCCCACAAAATGGATCTAAGATTATATCACCTTCATTTGTAGAAGCTTCGATTATTCTTGTTAATAAATACAAGGGCTTCTGTGTCGGATGCTTCCCGTGCTTTTTTTCGTTCTTTGGTGTCAATGCTCCTGTCCAGACATCCTTCATCTGTTTGCCGCCGTTTTGCTCCTTCATCAATTGATAATTGAAAAGGTGATGCGCTTTTTTATCGTTTTTTTGCGCCCATAAAACCGTCTCTGTACTGTGTGTGAAACATCGACAAGCAAGATTAGGTGGTGGGTTTGTTTTTTGCCACGTGATATTATTGATTATTTTGAAACCTTCTTGCTCTAATGCCGCGCCGATGCTATAGATGTTATGCAAGGTGCCGCTAATCCATATAGAGCCGTTAGGCTTTAAGACACGTCTACACAAGCGAATCCATTCTCGATTAAATGCGTGTTTTTCTTCAAATGGAAGAGAGCTATCCCAATCACCTTTGTTTACAGACACCATTCTTCCTGCTTGACAAGTTATCCCATTGCTACTTAAAAAGTACGGTGGATCTGCAAAAACCATGTCAACAGATTCAGGGAGCATTCTCTCAAGTAATGTAAGAGAATCTCCCTGAACAAGCATAGCTGTGTCTGTTTTATAAGCAGCTAATGTTTCGCTGCTAAAAACATTCAACATACACACCTCAATAGTTTGTTATTATTACTTCTTTACCTACGCGTTTGCTGGCGTCACTGTTGATGGCTCTACGAACGCTGATTTCTTCAATCTGGAAGCCCTCATAAAGTTCATGTACAAGAGGAACATTATGATTACTCAGCATAATCATTGCGCCTCTCTTGTCAAGTTCGCGGAAGAGTGAGGCGAGGCGTTTGTGATCTTCGTAGCTGAATCCGTCCTTTGTGTAATCAGTGAAGTTAGCAGTTTCACTGACGGGGACATACGGCGAGTCAAAATAAACAAAGTCCCCAGAACGCACGGTTTCACAAGCGCTCTCAAAATCACCATGTAGAATAGTAGTGTCACTGGTCATGAGGAAATGCGCAATCGTTCTTAAATTATCCTCATCAATTGATGAGCCGGTTGCTTTATTGTTATAAGGCACATTAAATAAGCCCTTTCCATTAACACGATAAAGTCCATTGAAGCAATGCTTATTAATCCAGATCATAAGTGCTGCGCATTCAGTATCCAATTCTCCGGATGCGATTTTCTTATTATAGCGCTCTCGCATTTTCATATAGTGCTTTTTATCACATTCGACAGCATCAAGTTCGTTTATCATGGCGATGAGCGCTTCGACATCTGTTTGCAGCTGAATATAAACATTTAGTAACTGTTCATTAACATCGTTTATTGTTGCAATCTGGGGCTGTAAATCGAGAAGGAAAGCCCCGCCGCCGATGAATGGCTCATAATATCTATCGAAATGCTCTGGCACGTGTTCCATCAAGCGTGGGAGCAACTGCTTTTTTCCGCCCGCCCACTTAACAAATGGGTTCATTTTAACTGTAGTCATTAGAAACCTCTTCCTTGTATGGTTTTGTATACTACTCTATTGTACCATGAATCGCCAGAAAAAGCAAGCGCTCATAGGCTTGAATTGGTTGGAAGGAAGATAGAATAATACTGAGCTATCCGTTCATTCTCCGTATATCATACACAAATTGTTTCTGAAAATAGAAGGCGTGGTTCTTATTCGATACATAGCGCTGATATATCTGCGAATAAATAGGGTGATACGGCATACTATCCTTGCTTCTTACTTGAATATGTGTTCCGTTAGACGTGTGGATAAAACCATCAGGGCTTGTCTCTATATGATACTTAAGCTGACTGCAGATAGAATAGTAGTCATTTCGCCATATATCCTTTAATCTCGCAAATTTCGGATTTGTTAAGTCTACATGGATGCTCGGCAAAAACATCCAGTTAGATGGGTGTCCGTCCTTGCATACCGGAACATAAAGAATGTTGCTGATCTTTTCATACAGATGTGTTTGCTCGAAAGGACGCTGTTGAATAAGTTCGTCGATAACACTGCTGATTTGAGTAATAAAAACGGTTTCTCTCGGATTTCCAGCAGCATCGCACTTGTTTGTTTTTAGCTCCCCATCTTCAAAATCACAATTGGTATTTGATAACTGCATACCAAGGGCTAATTCGAGGAGCTGTCCGGTTTTTCCTTTGTTAATAATAATCAGATTCATCTGTTCTGGCGAGAAGAGTTTTCCAAAAGGAATTCCAGATACTCTGTTGAATCGACGAAGTGCTTCTTCAAGTCTCATTTTTTACCTCCTATTCAGCTGATGGGATTTTTGTCCACGTCATGTTTCTTCCTGAGTAGTTCCAGTAACGTATATCCTGCTCGATAAATAGCCATTTTATAGTTTTGAGTATGTGGTCAACCTCAAATCCAGTCTTGAATGTGATTTGTTTGTACTCCTCTTCTGTTACTTCATGGCATTCAAATACCTTTTTCAGTAATTTATACAGTTTTTTATACATAGCGGGATTCTCAGCTTTTTTCTTAGCTAAGTCCTCAGCAAAATCATCGTGAGATGGGTAGTTTCTTGCTCTTTTGCCGCCGGGGTTATAATTTGCCCCTTCAACGCACACAAGAAAATCAAATCCATAATGAAGATTAGCTGGTCTCCTAATATACACTCTGTTACCGTCACTCAGCGTTTCAACATAATAAATGAATCTCGAAGCCAGTTCATTTGCCCCTGTGCCGGGTGCCTCTTTTGCAAGCTGCTCAATCACTCGCATTCGTACATCGTTTCTTGAGCCTTCATTTGAAATTGTCATATTAATTTCGGTTTTCGTGTAGCCAGCCATTATAATTACCTCCTAAAATCCACGTTGATGACAAAGATTATCTATTTCACGCCAGCCCATACCTCGCATAAAATTTGCTGCCTTATCAACAGAGACACCCTCTTTAAGCAAGGCATGAATTCCGAGACGCTTGATACGCTTTCCAAGTTTGGTGTATGCTTTTCTTTCCTCTGCAATCATTGCCATGTATAAAATAGTGAAGACAACATCAACTGCTAAGGCGTCATCGCCGTATGTTGCAGAAAGGGCGCTTATACTATCTAACACGCCTTGAGAGAGTTGTTTTCCAGTCCAGTTATAAACCTGAACGTAATCGCTGTATACCTTCTCAATGGTGTATTTATTTGCGAGATTGAGAAGGAACTCAAAATAATCCGTATCTTTCGGCGGTTTTCGTATGCCAGCGGCATTAGTGTAATACACACACCAATCGTCAAAGCTCCCCTTGTCATATTCGAGTTTTGATTTATCAGAAAAAACTTTTATTATCATATAATCACCTTCACGAAAGTACATATTCAGAAAAATAGATGTAAATATTATATCACAAATGCACAAAAATGTCAATATAGAGTGCAATGGAATGTACGCTATTGCAGCGAAAAAATATTTCTAGTACCTCTTGACATTTCTGCTCCAGTGTGATATAATAACATTACAGCTTGTAAGCAAACCTGCTAACAAGCAAACATATTCACCAGTTTTTAATGTGAATAAGGCTTGCGAAAGAATAATGTAAGGCGTAAAATGAATTAAAGTGAAAATGAATAGCCATAAAGTAATGTGATGCAAGCGAGAATAATGTGAAGTAAAGGTGAATGGTATGAACATGAATGCACAAAACTTTGGAGAGTTTCTCCAGCACAAACGTGAGGAAAAGGAGATAACCTTACGGCGTATGGCTGATATGCTAAGCGTTTCTGCCCCATTTCTTAGTGATGTCGAAAAGGGACGCCGTAATTCACTCGACATGGACAAGCTCGTTCTGCTCAAGCAGATTCTTGATTTATCCGATGACGAGTACCAGACAATGCTGAATCTTGCAGGCAAACAGAGAAAAACAGTAGCTCCCGATCTTCCGGAGTACATTATGGATCGAGATTATGTGTCCGCTGCACTTCGTACAGCCCGTGATCTTGATGCTGGTGAGGCAGAATGGCAACGTTTTGTGGAGGAGCTGAAAAAACGGAAAGGATGATTCTCAATCCATGTATAATCCTATCGTCAGAACCGACTACCACTCTCTTCCGGTGTTAAAGAGAGACGAGATTGATGACATTGCCGAGCGCTTCCTACGTGATTACCAGCCGGACGTGTTTACTAATCCTACTGCTATTGACATAGATGGGTTTCTTGAAGGCTATCTTAAAGCTACACCGGATTATCAGTATCTGTCTAACAACATGATATATCTGGGTATGACCGTCTTTCAGGATACCAATTCTATCCCTGTTTTCAATCCCTACAAAAACGAAGCGGAGTATTTCAGCGCAAAGGCAAACACTGTTATTTTTGATACCCGCCTCGTAGAAGAAGCAAATCAGGAGCATCGATATCGTTTCACAGCAGGACATGAATGCGGGCATCTTATATTCCATCGACCGTATTTCCTGCGGCAGCATCGTCTTCGTATGCAATTTGGCATTGACGATGATATAATCCTGCAATGCCGCCGCACCGACCTTCCGGGTGCCAAAAAAGGCAGACTAAAAACCGACTCTGATTGGCTCGAATGGCAGGCAAATCAGTTTTCCGGTTCATTCCTGATGCCAAAATCAGCTGTTATGGCTATCGTCAATGATTATGGTACTACTCCGGCAGGAGTATACAGGGCTTTGAACGAAATAGAAGAGACGTTCAATATGTCTACCGAAGCGGTTATTAATCGACTGCGTAACTTGGGCGTTCTTAGGGCAGCGGTCAAGGACACGACTATTCCGTTATTATTCTGAGTGATCAGCGGGTGTAACATCCGCTATCCTTTATCTCTTTGTGTAAGCTAATTAGCTAACTCAATAATAAGCTTTCGATTGAACTATACGAAGAATTTCAAAGAGAATTTACTTTGAATATTGGCGAATAAATAAATTTGTAATTAGCACTTGACAAACGGTTCAAATTGTGATATGATATAGGCATAACAGTAAAGGAGGGGCTTACTATGTTCCAGTTTGACAAATCTAAATGCCTCGGAAACATCTACCACCTTGTGAAAGAGCGCGGGTTAAAAATAGGCGATCTTGAAGATCAAGCAGGCGTGAGCATTGGATACCTTTCACGTCTTAACAAAGAGGATAACAAATCAACACCCGGTATTGAATTCTTGCTGGCAGTAGCGCAAGTACTAAATGTATCCTTAGAAGGTTTGCTTATGTGCGACTATGCAGAGCTTTCCCCCGATGAACGGAAGAGCATGGATTTTCTCACAAAGCTCCTGACAGATACGCAGGCGAGCGAAATACTGTGGCGGAAGAATGCACGCTCCGAATTATTTAATCTCGAACATGATGATTTTGGCGATGTATATGCTACTCATCCATTAATGGAACCATATGATGATGAGAGTGAACCTGAATTGACTACCCGTTTTGTTTCTAAGTACCATCCTGATTGGAGTGCTTGGATAACGGAATGCTTCGAGACATATATAAGTGATGATGTTCGTTTATTCCTTGTGGCTGCAAATTTTATCGCATTTCAGGGTGAAAAAGTGACAGGCTACGAATTGTATATGCAAGTCCGGGGAAAAGTCGTTCCGATATGCTATACAGTGGAAAATGAAGAGACCCCTTTCTATCCATTGCTTAATTCCTTAATAACATCCGCTAAAGAGTCGGCAAGTCATGTTCATCTCGATGAGGACGCACGAAGCGCCATCGATTCATACTTGGGCATTGATCAGTTTGATTTTTTAAGCGATAATGATGTACCATTTTAAGACAGGAGGAGACGTATGCAGGAAGGCGATTACGTATGCACACCGAAGAACCATATTAAACTCGGCGAGATTTGCCGGGATGATAATGGTGAACCCGCGCTGTTGGTAAAGAGAAGCGGGAAAAAGGAATATGAGAAAGTACCGATTGCGTGGTTTATAACCATCTTTCCGCAGTTACTTGATAATTCATCGAAACATAATCCCAATCGCTCCGAGTGAGTTGAGCCGAATGTGAGTTCAGCCGATGTGAGCATTCAAGATGGCTTATGCCATCTGAATGCAACATCGGCTTTTTTATTTGAAAGGAGTAACTATGAAAAAAGCATACACGTATAGATGCCCGCACAAAGGTGAATGCAAGCATAGAAGGAACTGCTTCATTCTTAAAACGGAACACAAGCTGAAGGAAGCACTGGAAATAATATATAAGTGCCCAGCGGTAAAACGCGAAGTTCCGATGAGAATCTCACCTGATGAGTATGAAAAATAAAAGAGTGATTAACAGGTAAGCCGCTTGGACGAGCTATGCTGTAAGACTCAATATAAGTGATTATATTGTTCTTATGGTATTGTTCGTTCAAGCGGCTTTTTTGTTTTTCCAGTTGCTAAAACCGCAGAAAGTGTCCTATTGTATGTGAGGGCAGTTTCGACAAAAGCAGCCCATCGTCCAGCGCCGCTGGTTTTCTCCAGTGGTGATATAATACACCTGTCCCGGACAAGACGTTAAACTGTCTGCTGCTGCATACTGCACCGAGTGATCAACGGTGGCTCAACGGTCTGCGGTGGCACAAATGAATACACCGGCTGTCAATTGAGCTGACGGCTGCAATCCTGAATGGAGTAATCCATCTGGAATGCGGTCTGATTCGTCATGCCCATTTGCCGGTAAAGATTCCTCCATTCGCAAGTCAAATGGAGGATTTTTTATGTCAAAACAGTTTTACCTGCCAATGCGTGATGTCAATGATCCGCACAAAGTTACCCTGATTCCCGTTTCCGAGGAAGTCTATGCCAATATCACACCGGAAACAAACCGTATCCGCAGCCGCCGCCAGTATCATGGACAGTGCTGCTGCCCGAAGCAGTACCTTTGGAAATGTGACGGAGACTGTGACGTCTGCGAGTACCGTGCTGCCGGGGACAACCTTTCCCTCGATTATGAGACAGAAATGCACGGCGACACCTTCGCAGATACATCTGATACCGAGGAAATCGTCACCGACCAGTTCCTGATGCGCCAGCTTCTCGAACGGCTGAAAGAACTGATGCCCGAAGCTATCACCGTCGGTCAGATGAGCCTTGATGAAGATATGTCCGAGCGAAAGTGTCTGGAACAGCTCAATCTGAAGCGCAGCACCTATCGTTCAAAGCTTGAAAAAGTGCGGAGACAGCTTGAATCCGAGTTCGGAAAATTTTTCTGAAAAAGTTTCGTCCAAAACGCCCTTGATTCTGTAGTGGGTTGTGAAGGGAGGTGAACGACACATGAACAGGAAAACCCAAGAGCTGATCGACACCCTGATGGCAATCTCTGTGGTGTCAAAGCGACTCGCAAAAAATCTGGCAAAGGAGGACAAGCATAATGGATCCGATGATGGAACTGGTAAACGCCCTGAATGCACTTACTGCTGCATTACAGAAATTCACGTCGCAGACAACTAACGCCTATCTCGACACCTTCGAGGAGATCTACGATCCTGAAAAGGACGAGCCACAGGTAGCGGAAGCACCGAAAGAACAGCCGACACCGAAGCAGGAAGAAGCGACTGTCACCTTCGTGCAGCTCCGCAGCCGCCTGTCGGAGATCTCCCGCAGCGGCAAGACGGCGGAGGTCAAGGAGCTGATCGCCAAGTACGGCGCATCAAAGCTCTCAGATATTACCGAAAGCGACTACGCCGTTGTACTGGCAGAAGCGGAGGGATTGTGATGCCCGGAACACACGCGATTCTGTCACCATCCAGCAGTGAACGCTGGATCAACTGCCCGCCCTCCGCAAAGGAGAACGCGGGCGGTGATACTGGCAGCAGCTACGCGCAGCAAGGAACTGACGCACACGCTCTCTGTGAGTACAAGGTCAAAAAGGCGCTCGGCTTCAAGGTGCGCGATCCCACTGACGATCTGGAGTACTTCGACGAAGAAATGGCGGAATGTACCGATGCTTACTGCGAATTCGTCATGGAGCAGGTGCAGGCGGCGAAGGAGAGCTGCCCTGATCCGCAGGTACTGGTCGAGCAGCGCCTTGACTTCACGCGCTGGGTTGCTGAGAGTTTCGGCACCGCTGACTGTATTATTGTCGCCGATGGCACGATGACCGTCATCGACTTCAAATACGGTCTCGGCGTACTTGTCGATGCCAATGGCAACAGCCAGATGCGGATGTATGCGCTCGGCGCTTTGAATCTCTTTGAGAGCCTGTATGACATCCAGAACGTCCGCATGATCATCTTCCAGCCACGCCGGGATAATGTCAGCATTGCGGAGGTCACGAAGGAGGAACTGCTCGGCTGGGCGGAGGAAGTCCTCATTCCTGCTGCAGCACTTGCGGCAAAGGGTGATGGCGAATATCGTGCAGGCAAGCACTGCCAGTTCTGTCGCATCAAGGCGACCTGCCGAAAGCGGGCGGAGTACAATCTCCAGATGGCACAGTACGATTTTGCAGTTCCGGATACACTTGCCGACGATGAGATCAGCATGATTCTCGATCGCGCCGACACCTTCATCGGCTGGGTAAACGACGTCAAAGCCTTTGCGCTCGAACAGGCAATCAGCGGTAAGCAGTACCCCGGCTTCAAGGTCGTGGAAGGACGCAGCAACCGCAGATACACAAACCCCGATGCTGTTGCAGCGGCAGTCACCGATGCGGGCTACGATCCCTTTGAGAAAAAGCTCATGGGTGTGACCGCAATGACCAAGCTGCTCGGCACCAAGAAGTTCAACACCCTGCTCGGCTCCCTGATCGAAAAGCCGCAGGGCAAACCCACACTCGTACCAGAGTCGGACAAACGCCCGGCATGGACAATCAATGATTTTCAGGAGGAAGATTAACATGGCAAAGATTATCAATCCCACAAAGGTCGTTACTGGCAAGAACACCCGCTTCAGCTACCTCATCGTGAATGAACCGAAGGCGATCAACGGCGGCACCCCGAAGTACAGCGTGAGCCTCATCATTCCGAAGTCCGATACCGTGACCGTCGAGAAGATCAAGGCTGCGATCAAGGCGGCTTATGAGGAAGGTCAGGGTAAGCTCAAGGGTAACGGCAAGACCGTCCCTCCGCTGAAGGCAATCAAGACACCGCTGCGTGATGGCGACGAGGAACGCCCCGATGATGAGGCATACGCAGGCTGCTACTTCATCAACGCCAACAGCGCTACGAAGCCCGGTGTCGTGGATGCTTCCTGCCAGCCGATCCTCGATACCAGCGAACTGTACTCCGGCATCTACGGCAGAGCTTCCATCAACTTCTATGCCTTCAACACCAACGGAAATAAGGGCATCGCCTGCGGTTTGAACAACCTCCAGAAGCTCCGCGACGGTGAGCCTCTCGGCGGAAAGTCCCGTGCTGAGGACGATTTCGCAGACATGGACGATGACGACGATTTCCTTTCGTGAGGTGACGGTATGAATACAGTATTCACGATGATTATGGGTGTGTCCGGCTGCATTATGATGCTCTGCTGGACAACCATCTCGATCACTATTCTGATCGACACCTTCAAGAACCGTAAGAAATAACAACGCAATGTCGGGAGGGCGACTGGCGGGATACCGTCCGGGTGGGTTTAAGGAAGTGTTACCATGAAAATCATAGAAATTGATCTGGAGACTCGGAGTGACCGTGACATCACCAAGTGTGGTGTGTACGCTTACGCCGATTCTCCGTATTTTGCTATCACGCTTATGAGTGTTGCGATAGATGACGGTGCAGTGCAGCTCTACGATCTGGCGAACGGTGACCGTGTACCCGAAGATATCTTGACTGCTCTCACTGATGAATCGGTCATCAAGCGGGCATTCAACGTGCAATTTGAGCGTGTATGTCTTTCCAGATATCTGCGCGAGGAGTATCCGCAGATCTTCCGCAGCTACAGCATTGATGCCGATACCGTCGGTGATTATCTGAGTCCTGTCGGCTGGCAGTGTACCATGATTCATTGCAGGACGCTCGGTCTGCCATCGACGCTTGCCTCTGCTGGTGCTGCTCTGAAGCTGGAACAGCAGAAGATGCCCGAAGGCAAGGCTCTCATCAAGTATTTTTGCGTTCCCTATGATACCGCTGACGGCGTTCCGCAGTTTCATACACCTGCCGATGCTCCGGACAAGTGGGAAACCTTCAAGGCATATAACAAGCAGGATGTGGAGGCGGAACTGGCAATCGACCAGCGGCTATCCCGTTTTCCCGTGCCGGATTTCATCTGGGAACAGTTTTATCTGGATCAGGAAATCAACGACCGTGGCATCCGTGTCGATATGGAACTGGTCGATGCTGCCCTCACGCTGGATGCGCAGGCAAAGGCTACGCTGTCGGCGGAAATGCGCAGGCTCACAGGCATCGAGAATCCGAATTCCGTGTATCAGCTTCTGGAGTGGCTCGGTGAACAGGGATATAAGTCGGACTGTCTGGATAAGGCGGCTGTGAAGGAATTGCTCAAGACAGCAAAAGATTCGGTGAAGTCCGTGCTGGAACTTCGGTTAATGCTATCAAAGTCCAGCGTCAAGAAGTATCAGGCAATGCAGACGGCAGCCTGCTCAGACCACAGGGCAAGAGGGATGTTCAGCTTCTACGGCGCATCCCGTACCGGACGCTGGGCAGGACGCATCATACAGTTACAGAACCTCCCGCAGAACCATATTCCAGACCTGATTGATGCAAGGGAGACTGTCAAGCACGGCTATTACGATGAGGTCGAGATGTTCTATGAGGATGTGCCTGACACTTTGTCGCAGCTTATCCGCACCGCTTTCGTACCACGTCCGGGGTATAAGTTCATTGTCGCAGACTTCTCCGCCATTGAAGCCCGTGTCATTGCATGGCTGGCGGGAGAACAGTGGCGCATGGATGCCTTTGCGAACGGCGCGGATATTTACTGTGCATCGGCATCAAAGATGTTCGACGTTCCCGTTGTGAAACACGGCATCAACGGTGAACTGCGGCAGAAAGGCAAGGTCGCGGAGCTTGCCTGCGGCTACGGCGGCAGCGTGGGCGCAATGAAGGCAATGGGCGGCGATGCTTTGAACCTTTCCGATGCAGAGCTGAAGCAGATCGTGACCGACTGGCGTGATGCTTCTCCCAACATTGTCAAGCTCTGGTGGGAGGTCGATGATGCTGTCAAGAAGGCGATCAAGCAGAAAACCACCACAGAAACACACGGATTGCAATTCAGCTATCAGAGTAAAATGCTTTTTATCACGCTACCTTCCGGTCGGAAGCTATGCTACGCGCACCCGCAGATCGGTGAGAACCAATTCGGCGGAGAGTCCGTCACCTATATGGGCGTAGGCGCATCGAAGAAGTGGGAACGCATAGAGAGCTACGGTCCGAAGTTTGTCGAGAACATCGTGCAGGCGGTCGCCCGTGATCTGCTTATGTTCTCTATGCAGACGCTTTCGCACTGTTTTATCGTCGGTCACATACACGACGAAATGATTATTGAGGCAGACCGCAGGATGTCGCTTGATGAGGTTTGCCGACAGATGGAACGAACGCCTTCGTGGGCAAAAGGTCTGCTCCTGCGGGCGGACGGATACGAGTGCGAGTTTTATAAAAAGGACTGATTGTTTCGTCCAAAACGCTCCCGATTCTGTAGTGGGTTGTAGAGCAGGAATGCTCTCCCCACATCTGGGGGCAAAGAATGAAGGGAGAATGGTTATGTTTTATGCGAAGGAAAAGACCGATGAGATCGAGGTTAAGGTGGAGCTGAACAGTGAGAACGTGTTCTGCTCCTGCCCGGACTGCGGCAAGGAGGTCGCCGTTGACCTGTCGTGTGTGTTTGCCGACGGTCTGGGCGATATGTACGGCACGGCAGTCCTCTGCAACGAGTGCGCTTGGAAGAGACTGCACGTGAAGCTGAAAAGAAAAGAGGGATGAGATGAAATACAGTATTGAATGGTTTTATGCGCTGGTCAGCGGGAAGCTGGTCAAGCCGGAGAACGTCTATGTGAAATGCCCCCGCTGCGGGAAGCTCTGCAATAAGGGCTGCGACAGAAAGCCCTGCGGCAGGAACGAGGTGAAGCATGGCTGATTTCTATAACAGCGAAGGCTATGCAAGTCCGACGGAACACGAGGCGTTTACCCGCATCGAGAAGGAAGAGAAGGCTGCGGCAAAAGCTGCCGCCTTCCGCCCGGTCGTGTATATCTGTTCGCCTTACTCCGGTGATACGGAGAAGAACGTCGAGAACGCCAAGCGATACAGCCGCTTTGCTGTTGACCAGCACTACCTGCCGATCACGCCCCACATCTACTTCACGCAGTTCATGGACGATAGTATTCCGGCGGAACGGGATACAGCCATTTTCATGAACTGGGTTCTGATGAGTAAGTGCGTGGAGCTGTGGGTGTTCGGAGATACGGTCAGCTCCGGCATGAAGGCAGAGATTGACCGGGCAAAGCGCAAGCACATGAAAATCCGTTATTTTACGGAGGATTTGGAGGAAAAGATATGAAGTTTACCCTGTACACTGCCGATTGTACCGGCAACGCAAAGAATACGATTTACCCGAATCAGAAGGTCATTACCTCGGAAGCAGATCTCCGAAAGGCGGTCACGTTCGACCATGTGTGCGCGCTGTATGTGAATAATGCCCGCAGCGATGCCAATTTTCAGCTTTCAGATGTTGTGCCGATGGACTGCGACAATGACCATAGCGACAATCCCGATAAGTGGATCACACCGGAAAAGCTCAGTGAGATGCTCAGCGATGTGGAGTTTGCAATCACATACAGTCGTCATCATATGCTGGCGAAAGGCTCTGTAACAGCCCGCCCTCGTTTCCATGTATTTTTCCCGACTACGCCCTGCAAGGATGCCGCATTCCATAAGAACATCAAAGCCCGCATCTACAAGGAACTGCCGTTCTTTGACGGAAATGCACTGGACGCTTCACGCTTCCTGTATGGCTCGAAGGGTGATGTGGTCTGGCACGAGGGCAGCCTGTCGATTGAGGACTGGCTCACGCTCATGAAGTCGAACCGCAGCATTCCGCAGGGGCAGCGCAACAGCACCATGTCCCGTATGGCGGGCAAGCTGGTCAAGCGTTTCGGTGTCACCGAGGATGCACACGCCAAGTTTCTGGAGAAGGCAGCGGAATGTGATCCGCCCCTTGACGATGAGGAACTGGAGGGTATCTGGCAGAGCGCCTGCAAGTTCGGCAAAATGGTCACCTCGCAGGAAGGTTATGTGCCTCCCGACCAGTTCGGCGATAATGTGCTGATCCCGGACGATTTCTCAGATGTTGGTGAAGCCCGCACATTCGTAGAGTGCTTTGGTGATGAGATCGCATTTACGATTGCTACGAATTATCTGCGCTATAACGGCACCTACTGGGAGGAATCAGAACAGGCGGCTGTCATGGCGATGATCGAACACACGGACGTTCAGCTTGCTGAGGCAGAACGCAAAATGGAAGATGACCTATGTGCATTGGAGAAGCTGGGGGTTCCGAGAGCGCTGGCGAAGGCAGGCGGCAAGAAGTTTCGTGATAGCCTGACTCCGGAACAGGGCGCTGCATATGGACTGTTCAGATTTTCCGAGCTGTATCATGATTTCGTATTGAAATACCGTCATATCCGCAACCTGAACAATGCCCTTGATGCCGCAAAGCCGCTGGTGCTGAAACACCCGGAGCAGCTTGACGGTGATCCGATGTTGCTTAATACACCCGGCGGTACCTTCGACCTTGCCAAAGGTCTCGACGGCTGGAGAGCAACCGATCCGACTGACCTGATTACGAAAGTGACGGCGGTTGTGCCGAATGAGGAAGGTCGTCAGATCTGGAAGGACGCTTTGCAGGTATTCTTCTGTAAAGACCAGAGCCTGATTGACTACGTTCAGATGATCTGTGGTCTCTGCCTGATCGGAAAAGTATACACGGAAGCGATGATTATTGCTTACGGCGACGGCAGAAACGGAAAGTCCACCTTCTGGAATGTCATCTATAAGGTGCTGGGCAGCTATTCCGGCAATATCTCTGCCGATGCGCTGACCGTTAATTGCAAGCGTAACGTCAAACCAGAAATGGCGGAGCTGAAGGGAAAGCGCCTCATCATTGCGGCGGAGCTGCAGGAAGGTATGCGCCTGAACACCAGCGTGGTCAAGCAGCTCTGTTCGACCGATCCGATTTTCGCCGAGAAGAAGTTCAAGGCTCCGTTCTCCTTTGAACCGAGCCATACGCTGGTGCTGTACACGAACCACCTGCCGAAGGTTGCTGCCTCGGACGACGGCACATGGCGCAGACTGATTGTTATCCCGTTCCATGCAAAGATTCAGGGGCAGGACGACAAGAAGAACTATACGCAGTACCTGATTGACAATGCAGGCGGTGCGGTTCTTTCGTGGCTTATCGAGGGTGCCATGAAAGTGGTCGCCGCCGATTTCAAGGTAGACCGCCCGCAATGTGTTCTGGATGCGATCGGTGCATACCGTGAAGGCAATGACTGGCTCGGCTCTTTTATTGACGAGTGCTGTGACGTGGATGCGTCATATCAGGAAAAGTCCGGAGAGCTGTATAAGCGTTACCGTGAGTACTGCACAGAGAACGGCGAGTATATCCGCAGCACCACAGATTTCTATGGGGCTTTGGAGCAGGCAGGCTACAAGCGCAAGAAGCTGAACAGCGGAATTACCATCTATGGGCTTCAAATCCGACTCGACTTTCTGGATTGACCTGCATTTTCATCATTCAAAAACAACGTAGAATCGGGAAAGTGCAGGTCGGTGAAACTCATATTCCAACCTTACGCAGGCGAGAAAAATCATAGAAATTTCTTCCTATGGAAAGGTTTGTAAATGACATTCACCGACCTGCACTATTGCCCGGAAAGGTCGAATCTATGCGAGAAAAATCAATTGAAGAAAAACTGGTCGCTGCCGTGAAAGCAGTCGGCGGTGTCTGCTGGAAGTTCACATCTCCCGGAACAGCAGGTGTGCCTGACCGCATCGTATTGATGCCGTCCGGCAGAATCGGCTTCGTGGAGGTCAAGGCTCCCGGCGAAACGCCCCGTCCGCTGCAGCGCTTGCGTATCAGAACACTTCAGCGGCTGGGCTTCAAAGCCTTTGTGCTGGACAACCCGGAGCAGATAGGAGGAATCATTGATGCAATACAAACCTCATGATTATCAGAAGTTTGCCGTGGACTTCATCGAAACACATCCGCAGGCGGCGGTATTATTGGAATGCGGATTAGGCAAGACGAGCATAACGCTGACGGCGCTGAACGATATGATGTTCGACCGCTTTGAGGTCAGAAAGGTTCTTATCATCGCACCAATCCGTGTATGCAAGAATAGCTGGGCGGCAGAAATCAGCAAGTGGGATCACCTCAAAGGGCTGACATACAGTCTGGTTCTCGGAAGCCGTGATCAGCGCCTTGCAGCACTCCGGCAGAAGGCTGACCTGTATATCATCAACCGCGAGAACGTGCAGTGGCTCATCGAAAGCAGTGGGATGCCGTTCGACTTCGACATGGTGGTGATCGACGAGCTGTCCAGTTTCAAGAACCACCAGTCCAAGCGCTTCCGTGCGCTGCGGAAGGTGCGACCGTTCGTGAAGCGCATCATCGGGCTGACGGGTACACCGTGCAGCAACGGTCTCATGGATCTCTGGGCGCAGTTCCGCCTGCTGGACAAGGGTGTCCGGCTGGGAAAGCGCATCGGGCAGTACCGTGATGCCTACTTCACGCCCGACTGGAACGGCTTTACCTACACGCCCCGCAAGGGTGCGGAAAAGGAGATCTACGATAAGATCGCCGACATCAGCATCTCCATGAAGACCACCGACCACCTGACCATGCCGGAGCTGGTCATGGTCGCCGACAAGGTGGAGCTGGACGAGGATGCTTTCCGCATCTACAAGGACATGGAGCAGGAGATGTGCGTCGAGTTCGTAGACGAGCCGATCTCCGCAGCGAATGGCGGTGTCCTGTGCGGAAAGCTGACACAGCTTGCCAGCGGAACGATCTACACCGACAGCGGCGCTGTCCGGCATATCCACGACCACAAGCTGGATGCGCTGGAAGACCTCATCGAAGCGCAGAACGGGAAGCCGGTGCTGATCGCCTACTGGTACAAGCACGAACGGGACAGCATCATGCAGCGGTTCGACTGCCGGGAGATCAAGACCGATGCCGACATCGCCGACTGGAATGCTGGCAAGATCACCATTGCGCTGATACAGCCGTCCTCCGCAGGTCATGGTCTGAACCTCCAGTCCGGCGGCAGCACCATCATCTGGTACACGATGCCGTGGTCGCTGGAGCTGTATCAGCAGACCAACGCCCGACTCTGGCGACAGGGACAGCAGTCCGAAACGGTCGTCATCCACCATCTTGTTGCAGCGGGAACGATCGACGAGGACATCATGAAGGTTTTGGAAATGAAGGACAAGACACAGGTGGCGATGATGAGTGCCGTGAAAGCGAGGGTGAAATGAACGAGGGCTACAAGGAACTGGCGGCAGCGATCATCAAGCAGTGTCTCTTAGACTACAAGGAGGCGCTGCAGACGAACGCCCTGTGTACCATGCTGGAATGCGAGAAGTTCCTGCGGTCGCAGTGGTTCGCCTTCCTATCCGACATGGACGGTGAACGGCTGATCAAGATGATGAGGGAGGAATTTGCATGAGAGAGTATTGGGAAAAGGCGGAGCGTCTCCGCAGGCGCATCAAGCGGAAGATCAATGAAATCCATGTGCTGCGTCAGCGGGCAGAGGGTATGAACGGCAGCGGCATCAACGATATGCCGAGGACGACCTCACCCGATCCGCACAAGATCGACAGCACGGTGTTCAAGATCATGTCGCTGGAACAGGAGGTCAGCGATATGCAGGCGGAGTACGATGCGCTTCTTGCAGAAGCAGAACGGCGCATCGACCAAGTCAATGACTACGACCTGCACGACCTGCTGGTGAAGCGTTACCTTGAATTCAAGACGTGGACAGCGATCGCAGCAGAGTTTGGATACAGCGTGCAGAACATCTACCGCCTTCACGCCAAAGCCCTCGAAAAGTTGAGAGTATGTGAGAGTTCGTGAGACTTGATTTACAAGGGCAGGCGTGATATAATTAAAATAGAGAATTGTGTATAAAGCCGTTGTGGGAGACCGCAGCGGCTTTTGTTATGCCCGAAGGAGGTGTCGGCGATGCCGAGGAAAGCACTGAAACCGTGCAAGCACCCCGGCTGTCCGAGACTGACCGAGGGTGCGTACTGCGACGAACACAAGCCCCTGCACCCTGACCGACCGTCAGCCGCCAAGCGTGGCTACGGCAGCAAGTGGCAGCGTGTCAGCAAGGCGTACCTGCGGAAGCATCCGCTGTGCGTGAAGTGTCTGGCGCAGGGAAAGTTCGTGACCGCAACGGTCGTTGACCATATCGTTCCGCACCGTGGTGATCACTACCTGATGTGGAGCGACACGAACTGGCAGGCGCTGTGTAAGTCCTGTCACGATAAGAAAACCGGAACCGAGGACAGCAGACCTGAATACTCCTACTGATAGGGAGGGGCTGGGGGCTGCCCGGTGGGGGTATCAAAATCTCTACGGAGCAGCGATCACAAGACCGGCGCCCCCTCTCACGCACAAAAAGTGCAGTTCAAACACCCGATTAACCCCTCGAATATTTTACAAGCCGAAATCCGCGTGGTTTCGGCATTTTTTATAGGCAGGTGATGATATGGCAAAGGACGGTACAAACCGTGGCGGACGCAGAGTCCGCGCAGGCGACAAACCGAAACCTCTCGCCGAGAAAATTGCCGCAGGAGAGGATGCCGACATCATCGAATTCACCCCGACCGCGCTGGAAGGTGCTGACCTTGATGATGCCGCTGATCTTGTCGGTGAGGAAATGCCCTCGCCGAGTGAATACCTTTCGGCACGGCAGAAGGACGGCAAGCCCCTCGGCGCGGATGAAATCTACAAGGAAACATGGATATGGCTGAAGAATCGCGGATGCGAAAAGCTGGTGAACAAGCGACTGCTCGAAAGCTACTCGCTGGCGTTCGCTCGTTTCATCCAGTGCGAGGAAGCGCTCTCAACCTACGGTCTGCTCGGCAAGCACCCGACGACCGGCGGCGTGGTCGCTTCTCCGTTCGCATCCCTCAGCCAGTCCTATCAGAAACAGGCAAATCTGCTCTGGTACGAGATTTTCGATATCGTGAAGCAGAACTGCACAACCAAATTCGACGGCTCTCCGCAGGACGATATGATGGAGCAGCTACTCCGCAGCAGGAAGTGAGGTACACATGAAAACAACGACTGACTTTCAGCTTGTCGCCACTGACAAGCTCATCCCGTATGTAAATAACGCCCGCACTCACTCGCCGGAGCAGATCAAGAAGCTGCGTTCCTCGCTGCGTGAGTTCGGATTCGTCAATCCGGTCATTATCGATCGGGAGTACAATGTCATCGCAGGTCACGGTCGCCTGATGGCGGCGAAGGAGGAAGGCATCACGGAAGTGCCGTGTGTCTATGTTGACCACCTGACCGACGCACAAAAGAAAGCCTACATCCTTGCCGATAACCGCATGGCAATGGACGCAGGCTGGGACGAGGAGCTTCTCGCCGTGGAGATGCAGGAATTGC